AGTTGGAGTACAAAAAAGTATTTTGATTATGGGTACAGATGCCGACTTAGTTGTGTGTATCAATCCTGTAGTTGAAAAGTTGCAAGGCGAAAAAGAAATTTACTTAGAAGGTTGTTTAAGTTTCCCTGATCTATGGTTGCATATCAAACGTCACCCTGAAGTAGTTGTATCATATCAAACACTAAACGGAGAGTGGATCAAAGATCAGCATCTTACTGGTATTAAAGCAAGAGTGTTCTTGCACGAATTTGATCATTTGCTGGGAATTACTTTTGAACAACGAGTGAGTAGTGATTTAAGTTTGCGATTGGCAAAACAACGTAGAGCAAAAAAGCAACGTCAACGAAACAAACTGCTTAGAAAGATCGCTTCACCAAAGTAATAGATTTACGTTTTACTCTTTTCTTTTGAAAATCAGACATGCTGACAATAGGACCATGTACTATTGTCAAACTTTTGTTATTGAACGTTCTTAGATAAGGTTTGAATTCGGTCCATTCGTCCTTTAAAAAAAGGTTAATTGGTATTTGTCGATTAGACTCCCACCACCAAACATCGCCTAATTCTAAAAACTTCATTTTTAAATTTTCTTCTATAATAGCACCATAATCATAGATGCTAGTGACTACATCATCACGGTTTTGGACAATGCCCACAAAGTCCTGACTGGCATACTGGACTACCGAAATAAAGGGGTGAGTTTCGGTTAACTTTTTAAAGAAATCGATGGGCGAGTTGTCTTGTTGCTTAGGCATTATCTGTATTTAACATCGGAAAAAAAATGGTAAAATATTATTATATACCTGACTGATAAATACTCTTATTAGGAGTTAAAGATTTGTGTCTTACACTACATCAGTTTACACGTATACAATTAGACAAATCGTTGTTGTCCTTGATGGAACAAGTCCGAGGAAATATATGCCAGTTTATTCAAAGCCACTAACACTTAACAAAGGTGTTGATAACAAACTACAGTTTCAATTCTTAAACCAAGAACAAAAGCCTGTTGACTTTACCGGTCTTACTGGACAGATATCGTTTAGAATTTTAAACTCAGATGGAACCGCAGTGTTGTTTAGAAAAGCACTTGATCCTATCTATCTAGCAACCGGCATCTTTGAACTCAATACAACTGCCGCAGAAATAGAAAACATTCCTGCACAGTTTTGCTCGTACTCTTTAGAATACCCAAGCGGCAATCAAAATTTGCCAGTATTCGTAGATGCAAAAGCAGGAGCACGTGGCGATCTTAATATTGTAAACTCTATTCTACCTTCATTCGTACCAAGCCAAGCAGTTACAATTCCTACAGATCAAGTCTTTCCTAATGCAAATGCAAATGCAAACTCTGAAGCAGTCACGTTTTTTAGTAGTGTGATTAATACAGAAAATAATCCAGTTTTAACAATTCAAACTCATTATTCAAACTACGTAGGCAACATGACTATTCAGGGATCCACTTTAGTTGACTCCGAATACTATGATATTGTATCATATCAGTATGGTAATGCTAACACAGGGTCTGTTGAAACTAGCACAATTGGATACACCCTTGAAGGATATCACCCGTTTGTCAAACTAAAGTTTGAATCTAATGTGGGCAATATTGGTAACGTTTTGGCAAGATAAGTTTACCGTTTCTGTTGTATTTTCTTTAATTTTTATGTATAATGCGAAGTATGATTGATATACTTACGGTTGCACCGGGTAAAAAGAAACTAACACAAAGTGGATGGTATTCATTCAACGCACCGTGTTGTCATCATAATGGACACAATGCAGACAAACGTCAACGGGGAGGTGTAAGAACCGACGGTGATAATTGGTCTTATCATTGTTTTAACTGCGGCTTTAAATGTGGATTTACATTAGGTAAAAGCATCAGTAAAAAGACACGTAACTTTTTATCTTGGTGTGGTGTAGACGATCAGCAAATCAATAAGTGGAACTTACAGTCAATACAACATAGAGATTTGCTAGACTCAGTTATAACTAAAAAGAAAAAAGACCCTGTTGTTAAGTTTAAAGAACGCCCTAGACCTGAGGGTAATCTAATTTATGTGGGCGATAAAAAACATCAACCATTTATAACGTATCTTAAAAAGAGAGGACTTAGTCATTCTGCATATCCGTTTTTAGTGACACCTGATGCTGAAGGGAGACAGGCGCAACGTTTGATTATTCCCTACACATATGAAAATAAGATAGTGGGTCACACGTCCAGATATATTGATAACAGGCAACCTAAGTATATTAATCAACAACAAAAAGGATATGTGTTTGGTACTGATTTGCAAAAACCTGAATGGGAAATTTGTTTAGTATTTGAAGGTATATTTGATGCTATCTCGTTAAGTGGATTAGCATTGTGTCATAATACAATCAGTGACGAACAAGCAAGTATAATTAGAAAATTAGATAAGCGTATAATTGTTGTTCCTGATCAGGACAAGACAGGCTTGGATATAATTGATAGAGCAATCGAATTGGGATTTGAACTTAGTTTACCTAATTGGGGAACTGGCGTTAAAGATGCAAACGATGCACTAATTAAATATGGAAGATTGCCAACTCTACTAAGTATTATAGAGTCTGCAACAAACAACAAAATTAAAATCGAAATGATGAGGAAAAAAATTGCTAAAAGAATTCAATGCTGATGTGCAAGAATTGTTCTTGCGTATGATGGTTACAAACGCAGAACTTTTTGTACGAATCACAAATATCTTTAATCCAGAAAACTTTGATCGCAGACTAAGACCTGTAGCAGAGTTTATGCTGGAACATTCTAGCAAATATAAATTACTTCCAGACCCAACACAAATTAAAGCAACAACTAGTGTTGAAATTGAACCAGTGGATGATTTACAAGATGAACATTACGAATGGTTCTTATCTGAATTTGAAGCATTTACACGTAGACAAGAATTAGAACGTGCAATTATGAAGTCAGCAGACTTATTAGAAAAGGGTGACTATAATCCTGTTGAAAAATTAATTAAAGATGCAGTTCAAATTTCATTACAACGTGATATGGGTATCGATTACTTTGCTGATCCACGTGCTAGATTGATGCATCTTAAAACAAGCAATGGTCAAAACTCTACAGGCTGGCCCGTACTAGATCAAAAACTTTATGGGGGTTTCAACAAAGGAGAACTGCAAATTTTTGCAGGTGGTTCTGGTTCAGGTAAGTCTTTGTTCATGCAGAATCTTTCAGTTAATTGGTTGTTACAGGGCTTATCAGGAGTGTACATTACACTTGAATTGAGTGAAGAACTATCAGCCATGCGTATCGATTCTATGTTGACTGACACTAAAGCAAAAGAAGTGTTTAAAGACTTAGACAACGTTGAAATGAAAGTTAAGATGAAGCAAAAAGCATCTGGTAAGTTCAGAATCAAGTATATGCCAGCACAAAGCACAGTCAACGATCTTAGAGCATACATCAAAGAGTTACAAATTCAAACAGGCATGAAGATTGATTTTATGTGTGTTGACTATTTGGACTTGTTGATGCCAGTAAGTGCCAAAGTAAGTCCTAGTGACTTGTTTGTTAAAGACAAGTATGTATCAGAAGAATTACGTAACTTAGCAAAAGAGTTTGATTTGATATTTGTTACAGCCTCACAGTTAAACAGAAGTGCAGTAGAAGAAATCGAATTTGATCATAGTCATATCTCAGGTGGTATTTCAAAAATCAACACAGCAGATAACGTATTTGGTATCTTTACGTCACGTAGTATGAGAGAACGTGGACAATATCAAATTCAGTTAATGAAAACACGTAGCAGTTCTGGTGTAGGACAGAAAGTAGAACTAGCATTTGATATAGAAACATTAAGAATTTCAGACCCTGGCACATCTAATGTGTCACAAAATGCACAGCCCTCAGCACAGCAAATTATGGATAAGTTTAAGACAACTAGCCAAGTTGGGGCAGTCGATCAAGCAGTCCACGAACAAGTAGAGCCGATAAATAAACGAGTAGACGCAGACGTACAAAGTACTAAATTGAAATCGTTGTTAAACAGCCTTAAAAAGTAAATTTAAAATAAACCCTAATAGCATAAATATATAAAAGGGAAGTGGACTTATGCAAAAGAAAACAAGAAGCCTATTGGAAGAACTAGAACTAATCGGTAATAACCGTGATGTTCCACATATTGTGGAATCTCGTGGCAACAATATTATCACTAGTGCTATTAATCTAATTGAGTTTATTGAAAAAAACTTTGAAGAAGGTCAGGCTGAAATGCTGGAAAAAAAATTGATAAGTGCCATTAGGGGCAGAGACAAATCTCGCTTTTCAAAAAGCATTAAAAAGACACAGGTTTAAAAATGAAAATTGATGATATTTATATTAAAGAATCAGAGCAGATTGATGAGTTAAGACTGTCAAACATGATCGGCGGCGCCGCCGCTAGTAAAATCAAATCTGCATTTGGTGGTGGTAAATCTGCCGCAACTATTTTAGCACAAGAAATTTTTGTAAAAGATTTTGTTAGTGATGCTGTTTCTGCATTAGAAAATGCTAAAGCCGCAGGCCTGATTGCTCCTCCCCAGCCCGGCAAACCCGAAGAAGAAACTCCTCCACCAGAACAACCCGTTGCTGAACCCGAACAACCACAACCACAAGGTGAACAACCACCTGCTCAGCCACAAGATCAAGCACAACCGGCTGCCGCTCCTACTAAAGCCGCTAGAAAACAAGGTGATGCAGGTAAAGCACAAGCCGCTAGAATTCAAGCAATGAACAATTACTTGAAGGGCGTTTCTCAACAAATGTCTAAGGTTCAAGACCAAGCACAGAAACAAGAACTATCTAAAGAAATGATCAACTACATGATGGATCGTCAAGGTACTCCCGAATGGGAGAACGGTCTAAAAACTGTAGAATTCATTCTTAACAAGAATACCGATCCTAAATTCGCAATGGCTTCTATTCAGAAGTTAAAGGGTGGCAAGCAAATGAATGTCAACCCTGCTAATGCTCCAAAAGGTAATGTAGCAGAATCACGTTGGCAAGCATATTGGATGAACAGACTTGCAGAAGCATGTGGCTTTACTCTAAAGCAATTAGGTTTTACTGTATTACAAGAACACAGAACAAAAGTATATCGTATTGTAGAAACACGTTACTACAAGATGAATAATATATTTGAAAGTATTATGGAAGCAGGCGAGCAACCAGCACAAACAGGTGTTCCTTTTGGCAAATTTATGAGAGATTGGTTTGGTCAATATATGCAAGGCGTTGATTATACTACTAACAAACCTGCATTGTATCAAATCATCGATGCAATGGAAGATACTTATAACAACAAGAAAGGTAAGATTGACACTGGTAATCTTCAAAAACTAGCACAAGGTGGATGGGCCGCTTCTAAAGCAGTTGGTGTTAATCCAACAGGCGCCCAAGATGCCGCAGGTGCTCAATCAGGTGCAGCCTCTGGTGGACAAGCACAACCAGCCGCACAGGGTCAAGCACAACCTCAAGCACAAGCACAAGGACAAGCACAAGCCGCTCAGCCAGCACAAGCACAAGCCGCAGGTGGTGCAGAAAATGGTTATCAAATTGCACAACGTATTAAGTCAGAACTAAACAAACTTTACAAGATTGATCAAGTTGTTTACAATGATCTTGTTAAGAGTTTACAAACTAAACCTGTTAAGTCTGACGAACCACCCGCAGTAGCAACAACTGGACAAGAGAAGCCTAACACATTAGGTGGTGCAGGATATACTTCTGCTCAACCAGCACAAGGTGCACAAGTTTCTGAATCTGCAAAGAGAGCAGCCAAACTACAAAAGTTGTTAGCAGAGAGAG